TGGAGGATCTACGTGATGGGCTGGAAGACCGCGGCGCAGCTCCAGACGGTCGCCGAGCGGATCATCGCCCTGCTACCGGGGGCCACCGCCGCCGACGTGCCGGGTGATGCCCCCGGCGATGGGATCGGGGTGCTCGATCAGGTGGTGATCCGCTGGACCAACGTGACCCGGGCGGTGGCGGTATGAGTGATTTTCAGTACACGGTTGGGGGGGACTTCTCGCAGATCCTGCGGGGGTTCGAGCAGCTGGAGAACCGGGCGCAGCAGGCGGGGCAGGGGATTGGCCGCCAGCTCAGCGAGGGGATCAACGAATCGTCGCTGCGGAGCCTGAACGCCCTGACGGCGCGGCTGGCCCGGCTGCAGCAGCAGCAGGCCCGGATCGCCGTGGACTCGACGGAATTCGCGGAGGCGGAGCGGCAGATCAGGGAGGTGCAGGGGCTGATCGCGGCGATCAACCGCCGCCGCGTCACCATCAACGCCGATCCCGGCTCCATCGTCGCCCTGCGGGCGCAGCTGGATGCGCTGAACGCCAGGCTCGGCGAGGTGGCGATCGGCTCGCGCTCGTTCCGCCAGCTGCAGCGGGAGATCGCCGGGGTGGAGCGGGAGCTGCGCAAGGCCGGGGATGCCGGTGGCGTTGCGGCCAGGGGGGTGAACCTGGCATCGGCTGCCTACGCTGCCCTTGGGGGCATCGGGGTGGGCCTGGCGATCACCGGGTTCTTCCGCTCATCGATCCAGCAGGCGATCGAACTGGAGACCGCCACCCGTCGCCTAACCAACACGCTCGGCCCTCAAGGCGCGGGCGGAGCACTGAGCTTCGTGCGGGGGATCAGCGATGAGCTGGGCCTGTCGTTCCGCTCCCTGGTGGGGTCCTACGGTCGGTTCACCGCAGCGGCCACGGCAGCGAACGTGCCGATCGCCCAGCAAGAGGCCCTGTTCAAGGCGGTCTCACGGGCGGGCATGGCGCTGGGCCTGTCCAACGATGAAGTGAATGGTGCGCTCCTGGCGCTGCAGCAGATCGCCTCCAAGGGCACGGTGTCCATGGAAGAGCTGAGGCAACAGCTCGGGGAGCGCCTGCCGATCGCCCTGGCGGCTACGGCGCGGGGGTTGGGGATGAGCACGAAGGAGCTGATCAAGCTGGTGGAAACGGGGCAGTTGTCGGCCAATCGGTTCTTCCCCGCGTTCACCAAGGGCCTAAACGAGCTGACGGCAGGGGCTCAGGGGATGCCGACGGCGGCGCAAAATTTGCAGCGGTTCACGAATGAGTGGGAAAAGCTGCAGGTTGCATTTGGGCAGAATCTCTTGCCGGGAATCACGGAAAGCGTAAAGAATCTGACAGAAGTTTTGAAAGGTGCTGCAACTGCAGGCAAAGCCGCAAGTCTTGGACTTACGAATAGAGGATTCCTTGGTGGAACCGATACTCAATCGGCTCAAATTATTGGCGAGTTGGATCGTGTTCAACAGAAATTCAATTTGACCGATCAACAGGCAAAAAACATATTCAGCGAAGCATTTGCCGCGTCCGGCGGTAAACGAAACTTTTTTGGCGGGATCATTCTTGATGCAAAGACGGTCGATGGCATCCTCGCCAACCTCGAAACCCGCGCCAAGCGCTTCAGGGAAGGGCAGGGGCCGGACAGGGTCACCGAGACGAACGCCCAGGCTTCCGCCCTCACCGCCCTCCAAGGCCGCCTAGATGAGCAGGTGAAAAAGGAAAAGGAACTCAACGCCCTCGCCGGCCAACGTACTGCAATCTCCACCCTGGAGGCAGAGGCCGCGCTGACCCAGAAGGTTGCCGCCGGCAAGGCAACCCAGGCGGAGGCGGACAAGGCGCTGAACGATTCCAGGCGGCGGGCGCTTCAGGATGAGATTCGGGGGCTGGATGAGATCCTGGCCAAACAGAAGGAAGCCAAGGCAAGCGGCGCCGCCGAAGGCAGCGACAAGAACATTCTCGCCACCCAGTCCGCCCGCGCCCAGAAGGTGCTGGAGCTGGCGAAGATCGAGCAGGAGGCCTCCCGGAACGAGGTCGAGAAGCGCCAGCGAATCCTGGAGCTGGCCCAGGGCCGGCTGGAGCTGTCCCGGCAGGCGATCGATCTGGAGAACCGCTCCGCCGAACTCACCGCCCGCCGGCTGCAGGATGCCCAGCGGGTCGGTGATGCCCAGCTGGCCCTGGCACAGGCTCTGCAGGGGCTGACCGACAGCCAGTTCAGCGTCGATCATGCCCGGCAAGGATTCGCATTGCGGACGGCAGAGGAGGAGCTGCAGGCCATGCGGGATCGGGGGGCCGGAGCTGCGGCGATCGCCCAGCAGGAGCAGAACATCGCCAGCCTGAAGCGCGGCGCTGCCGACCTGGAGCGCCGCCAGCTGGAGGCGTCGATCGCCGCCGCCGCGCAACGGTTCGCCCTGGAGCGGCAGGTGCTGCAGCTCAAGCAGGCGCAGGCCGTGATCGAGGCGCAGAACGCGCAGCGGGCGGCTCAGGCGAACGTGCTGGAGCAGCGGCAGAAGGTCCTCGGGATTCAGGGTCAGCTCGCTGATCCATCCATCACTGGCGCCCAGCGGCAGGCGCTGCAGGGTCAGCTCGATCTGCAGCAGCGGTCTGTCGGGTTGGCACAGCAACAGGCCACCGCCGCCGGTAACTACCTGCAGACCCTCGGCGCCATCCAGGGGCTGGAGCGGCAGACCCTGCAGGCCCAGCAGCAGACCACCGCCAACGGGTTCCGGGCTCAGGCGGCGGCGCAGGGGTTTGAGCAGGCGGTAGGGGGCGGACTGGCGAATCTGGATCAGGCGGCGAGGGGGGCGAACAGCGTTGCGGCCGGTGCGGAGAAAATCTCAGCAGGCTTCATCTCCGCTGGCGGTCAGACGATCCAGATTCAGGGCGCGATCGAGGGAATCGCCGGGCTGACATCCTCCGCCGCCGGTGCCGCCGGTGCCCTCGCCGCCGGCTACAGCGACGCCAACACCCAGGCTCAGGCCCTCCTGTCTACCCTGCGGGACATCTCCGCCACGCCCCAGGCCCGCTGGGCTGGTGGCCCGGTCGATCCGTCGGTGGCCTACCGGGTGAACGAGCTGGGCCAGGAATCCCTACTCACCCCTGGCGGCGCCCTGTCGCTGATCAGCGCGCCGGCTCGGGGGATGTGGCGACCGCCCACCAGGGGCACGGTGCTACCGGCCGGGGTGACGGCCACCCTCAAGGCCCGCGGGGCATTCGGGGCAGCGCCGATGGCAGCCGGCCGGGCTGGTGGCGGGGATGCGCTCGGAAAACTGGAGCAGGCCATCGGGGAGCTCAGAATCGAGATGCAAGCCCTGCGGCAGAAGGACTGGGGCGTGCAGGTGCGCCTCCCGGGGAACGCGGGGATCCTCGGCGCCATCGGGGGGTTCTGATCCGTGGCCACCCTGGCTTACGGCGGGGCGACATTTTCGTTCCCCAACCTCACCGCGCCGCCGCTGGGCCTCGACACCAGCGACGCCACCAAGGGCCGGGCCGCTGAGACCGTTACGTTCACCGGCCTGCTGCGAAAGGCCCAGACCGATACCCTCTGGAGCCTCTGCCGCGCCTGGCGGGTCGCTCGCCTGCCGGAGGAGCCCGCGATCCGCACGGGGGCTCTGGGCGCCACCATCGCCGTCACCGCCAGCGGGCCGGGGTTCAACTGGAGCTCCCGGCCGTGCTGGATCACTGATGGCCCGTCACAGGATGCCGCCGGCTCGCTGATCCGGGTGAGCCTCACCCTGGTGGACGCCGCCCAGGCGCTGGCGATCCAGCAGCGGGAGGTCGAGGAGGGGCTCGAGGAGGAAGAGGCCCTCGGGCTGGGCACCCTGACGTTCGGCACCGCCGTGGTGAACCTGACGGCGGTGGCGGGCACTTACGGGGATCTGCCGAGGCCCGAGCGCACGCCAGCCGGAAACCACGTGCTCACTGGCCCCCTGGCGGCGGATCGGGTGCGCGAGGTGCAGGGTTGGGTTACAGCCGCCGGGAAAACCGCGCTCGAAACCTGGCTGGAAACCACCATCGCCAGCCAGCCAACCACAGGGACGTGGTTCCCCACCACTTGGAGCAAGCCTGAGGCGTTCCTGCGCACGAACGCCGGCGTGCTGACGGTGGCCTATCGGGTGAGCTTCACGGTGCTGCAATTCTGATGAACCCCGTCGACCTCCGCCACTGGTCCTGGTGCTCCCTCGGCCCCCTCGCCCCGATCGAGGCCGCCGTCACCCTGGCGGATGATCACATCCAGGGCCGCGGGGTGTGCATGACGAAGGGCACGGTGATCCTGCAGGGGATCCACCGGCCGAACATGGGCGATCAGGTGTCGCTGGCCTACGGGAACGGGAGCTACCTGGCCCGGGTGCCGCGCCGGTTGCGGGTGCTCAGTTCGTTCGCCGATCCCCTGGAGCGGACCACCACGGTGTCGGTCGGCTGTCTGCTGGCCCTGTTCGAGAACCGTCGGCCGCCGGTGGAGAACCCAACGGAGGTGGAGGAAAACACCGACGTGCCGGACGTGGTTCGCCGCGTGGCCGCCACGTCGATGAGCGCCGCCTGGGTGATCGGGAGGATCCTCACCGGCCTGGGGATCACCGCCGCCAGCGTGGTGCCGTTCAATTTCCATCGGGTGGTGGATGAGTGGGACCTGTCGGCGGGGTATGTCGAGGAGCTGGGCCGGATCTGCGATTCCGCCCGTCATTTCTGCCGGATCAACGAAGCCGAGCAGCTGGAGTTCATCAGCAAGGACGAATCCGACAACGGCCCGGCGCCCCTGCTCACGGCGGCTGAGATCCTGAGCCTCCAGCCGGTCAACGTCGGCGAGCTGCCGGGGGATGCGATCTATGCGAAGTTCACCAGCCACAAGCTGGTGCCGCCGGATCCGGACCTCAGCGAGAGCGAGCGATCCAAGCGGAACTGGGAGCGCGAGGAGGTGGTCGGCGGGCCGGTTGAGTCGATCCACAGCTACACCGACGCTGGCGGGCAGCTGGTGAAGCAGTTCGTCACCTTTAACGACTGGAGCCTGACGGAAACCACCTACGATGGCAGGGATAGGGTCACCAAGCGACGGGAAACGGCGAACACGATTAACGGAATCAGATACACGGTCACCACGTTTGACTACGGCAGCACGTTTATCCCGCCGGGGACGCCATCAACTGACGACGGTACTGACTACAGCGAGGTGAAACGCGAAGTCACGGAGGAGTGGGGCCCTGAGGGCGACGTCGCAGCAGCCTGCGGCAGAAATGGCCCGCACATCTTGTTTAGCAACGCCGGGACCATTCTCAAGTCCTGGCGGGTCACCACCTACGACAAGGAGCCGATCAAAGGGATCACCAAGACCACCACACAGCAGGCGGTCCTCTACATCAACACCCCCTTCGGCGCCGATGCAATCAGCACGCTGCGGGAAGAAGGTGAGCCAGCCGAGGACCTGATCGGCTACGCCTCGCGGCTCGTCTTCTACGGCAGCTCCACCAGGATCCGCACCGAACGGGAATTCGGACTACAGAAACGCCCCAGTCAGCAGGAGCGCAACCGCCTGGCGAGCGCCAAGGTGCCGACGGTGGAGGAAACCACTTCCTCGACCTGGGCCGTGGGCTCCCCCACCAGCGAGACGGCGGTGGAGCTGAGCCCGCCCTACGTCTCCGATGATCGGATCGAGGCCAGCGGGAATCCGGTGGTCTACACCGTGGTTCGCGGCGACGCCGAACTGCAAGCCCTCGCCTACGCTCGCACCGAGAACTACCTGCGCCTGGGGAACCGCAACGGTGCCGGCCTGCAGCTCAGCCCCCTCGACTGCCCGGCCCGGCCGTTTTCGCCGTTTTTCGTCAGGCTGAACGGCTGCACAGCGAGGTATCGCACCAACGGCACGACCTGGACGATCGGCACCGGCGGAGTCGCCGTCACCACCGACGCCCTGTTCCGTGGCGCTGTCGACGGCACCCTGGCCAACGCCTGGTTCCCCCTGCCGCCAGGGGTCACCAGCCTGCCGGGCGCTGGCAGCGTCACCACGAACGCCAACCCCAGGCCGGCCAACTACATGGCGGTGCCGGCTGGGTTCAACCCGCAGAATCCCGACCTGGTGGCCCTGTTCGCCGCTCTGCCCACCGCCGTGGCGGCGATCCCTCGCGCCACCCTGAGCCCGGCCAGCCCGATGATTCGCCCCTGGCGGGAGACCGTGCGCCTGCGGGGTGGGGTGCGCGTCGGCGGGCGGATCCGGGAGCTGCCGCCAGGGCCCCAGGGCGAGACCCTGCGCGGTGGGGTGCGGGTCGGCGGGCGCGTCTACACGCCGGCGCTGATCCTGCAGCCGGCGCGGGCCACGGGGCGCGGGATGCCGCTGACGCTCACCAGCGAGGATCCGGTCAGCCTGCGGCTCACCCCCGCCAGGGGCGCCGGTCAGGGGATGCCGCTGACGCTCACCAGCTCCGGCGGCAGTCCGGTGGTGGCGGTCACCAACCGGTCAAGCCTGACCGGCTCCGGCAATCAGTTCATCGACTGGGGGAGCCTGGGTAGTGCTGGCGTCAGCATCAGCCACCCTCGCAACATCACCACCAACGGGGGCACGACGATGTCGCTGACGATGGTTTACACCAACAACTTCAGGCGGCGAGATCAGGTGGTGGTCGGCTCGGCGACGCCGTGGCAGGGCAACTTCACGCTTGGAGATAAGCTACTGTTTACGAATGCCTTTGATAATGCACAGAATCCCATATCGCTGAGGTGGACCACCACGGGGTTTGCCGCTGTCGGCACGCAAATCCAGATCAGTAATCAGGGCACCTTTACCGCTCGGGTGATTGCCTACGGCGCCGGTAACACCGTGCTTGGTTCGGTGGATGTTACCGGCACTTCCGATTCCAATTATGGCACCGCTGTGTTCCTCGGCATTCGCAGCACATCATCAGGAAGCCCGATTTACGGGGTTGACTTCCTGGCGTTGACCGATAGCTCAGGGTTCCCGGCCATCGCTGCCTTCGCCATCAACCAGGTGGACCTCAACACCACCTTTACGTGATCCGTCTGGCCGGCCCGGAAAGCTGAGAGCGACACCGACGAGCCCACGTGCCTGCCGTCACGACCGAACCGGTCCTGTTCCACGACTTCTTCCCGGCGGCGATCGGGCGGAAGGTCCACGGGTTGGACACCGACGAGGTGCGCCTGGTGCTGGCCAGCACGGTGCCCTTGGTGCAGTCCAACACCGTCCTGGCGGATCTGACGCAGCTGGTCACCGGGGGCGGCTACACCGCTGGTGGTGTCACGGTGACGGTCATTCCGCCGACGTACACCGGCGGGGTCTACCGGCTGGCCCAGGGCAACGTTCCGAGCTGGACCGCCACGGGCGCGGGCCTGTCGTTCCGGGCTGCGGTCTACCTGAACTGGACCGCTACCAGCAAGAATCTCATCGCCGCGGCGTTTGAGGGGACGTTCCGGACCATCACGAACGTGGCCCAGAGCGGCACCACGGCGACCCTGACGGCAGCCGGGCATGGCTACAGCAACGGTGACATCGTGGTGATCGATGCCGTGCCGTTCGGGCGGCTGAACGGAACCTTCGCGGTGTCCGGAGTGGCCACGGACACGTTCCAGATCACGGCGCCGGTGAGCGCCACCATCACCAGCCAGGCGGTCGCCACCGGCCGGGTGGTTCGCCCGTCGGTGATCACCCGGGCAGCCGGTGAGACCTACTCGGTCGCCGCTGGCCCTGGCGGGGTGATCGCCGTCGGCCCCTATGGAGTGTCTCTCACATGATCACGCAAGTCAGCCGGGCATCACTGGCCCGGATCTACGCGGCGGGGTACCAGGGCAGGGTAGCAAGGGCGTGCCTGGCGCTGAACCCGGGATCGCTCACGGTGGAGTCCACCACCGCCGCATGGGACGCCGCCGAGATCACCAGCCAGGCCAGCTACGGCTACGCCAGGGTGGTCTGGACGATCCCCGGCGGGGCGTTCTCGACCGCCGATGACTTGTTCCTCGGGCAGGCTCAAAATGTGGTGTTCACGGCCAACGCCAGCCCCCAGGGCCTGCAGTACGACACCCTATACGTGGTCACCGGGACCGCCTCTGGCGGGGTGACGACCTGGGAAACGTACATCGAACAAGTCCGGGTGTTCTCGCCGTCCGAGGCTCTGCCATCGGGCCTGTCGATCACCTATCCGGTCGAGCTGGTCGTCGATCAGTACGTGTGACCACCAGGATCGAGATACGGGAGCACGCCGCCCTGCTGGAGGCCTCCAGGGCGATGCAGGCGGCGAATCAGCGGCGGCTGCAGGAGCGCACCGAGCTGGGTTGGGTGCAGGAGGATGCCACCAGGCTGGTGAGGAAAGGCCTTGAGTTCTCAGGCTCGCAGATCAGCAAGGCTGCCGGGCGCAGGGATCCCTGGCGGGGTGCGGTGCCGGAGTTTGAGGAGCCGGGGTTCACGCCGGTGCAGGTGCGGGGGAAGCGGTTCAGGGTGGCGGGGGCCTGGTGGCAGTGGAACATACAGGCGCGGACGTTGACGGTGAAAACCGCAGATCGCAGCACGTCGGCGACGGTTGCTATACCCCCATCCTCGGGTGGGAGCCTGGCACTGGATGATGGAGTGATCTGGTACCAAGCGTTTCCGGCTGGCAAGGGTCGAATGGTTTTGTTGTTTTATATGCAAACAATTACATTTCAGTATAGCGAAGTGAATACGACAACGCCCTTCAACACGCCAGGCGCTCCGGCGGAGGTGATCGCAGAAGCTCAGGCATGGATTGATCTGGTCAACGCCGACCCGTCAACGATGTTTCCAGTGAGAATCAGCCAAAGGTATCCGCCATACTCCTTCGGAAACATAAACACAATTACCGTAAATTACAACAATCTGGTCCTCAACCGCGTTTTGCAGTGCTTCGTTGTCACTCGCTCAACCGTGGCGCCAATTGATTGCCCCGTTGCGCTGCGGGAACTGGTTCGACAGAAATTCTATTACGTAGATAGCGTTACGCCGGGAGGCGGTTCGAGAACGGAGAGGATTGGAAGGGGCATTGTCGCGGTCAGTCGGTACAATCCATTTGATCCGGGGCCTGAGTTTGAGCCCATACTGCCTACAAGAGTTTTTGAGGGACTGATTACCGAAAGCACTGGCACAATCAGCATGCTACAAGCGCAGTTTGCAAATAATAGGCAGTATCAAGAAGATCCAGCAACGTCTCTAGACCTGCTGCGCTCGTACGGTTACGGCAAGCTGCTCAACCGCACCGGCAGCCAAGATCCTGCCTGGGGTTGGACGCCAGCGGTGTTTTCATTCCTGAAGAACTACACCGGTGAGTTCCACGGCGCCGCAGCGGCGCAGGAGCAATCAAGAGCGTACGAATACAGCTACATTGCCGGGCAGTACTTCCCTCGTGATACACCTTCAATTATGCTGGAGGCGGATTACAGGATTGACCTTGCAGAAGCAGCCTTCTATTACTGGTTCCGCGCCCCCGTAGCGGTTACGGGCTTCAACTTCAAGGAACCGACTGCTTTCCAGATCCCGCCAATCCAGCCCCGCCGGGCAAGCGGCCCGATTCAGGATCGGATTGTGCCGATTGCCTCCGACGCGGATCAGAAACAGGCGTGGCGCGACGGGGCCGAGGTCCCCCTCGCCACCTGGGACTGGAACCGCCCCCTCGCGTGCATCCTGCAGCTCCAGAGCTTGGGGTTCACCGCTGAGGATCTGATGCTTACCCCAGAGGAAACCGCTGCCCTGGCGGCTGCCGATCCCGCTGAGGTGGGGTTCAAATTCTGATCATCGCCCCCGACCCATGACCCCCGACCGCCCCGACCAGCCGATCATCATCAGCGATCAGCCCACCGCCACCGAGGCGGCCCTGCTGCTGCAGCTCCGCAACCGCCAGCGGCTCCGCGATCGGGAGCGGGGTGATCGGATCATCACCGAGGCGGTCAGGCGGGCGGGGGTGGGGTGAGCCTGGAAACCTGAGGGGAAACTGCGGCGTGATGCCAAAGGAACCCACATGAAACTGAAGAATCGAACCGCCCTGGATCTCGTCACCCGGGGGCTGTTTGTCGATCCCGAGCCAGCCGGTGATCCCCCGGCTGGCGGTGGCGCGACTCCGCCGAATCCTCCCACTGGTGGGGACGGTACGCCGACACAGCAGGACATTGCCAACCTCCAGGAGGCGCTGCGGAAGGAGCGGGCCCTACGGGAAGCGCGGGACAAGGAGATTCAGCGCATCGCCACCGAGAACCCTGCCCTGGTGGAGCAGGCCCGGCGGGAGGCTGAGGCTGAGCGGCAACGGGCGGAATCTGTGCAGCGTGAAGCGCAAGTGCAGATTCAGGCCATGCAGCAAAGGCTTGAGGCCGACACCGCCAAGATTCGCGGCGAAGCACAGGCTGCCGCCGAGGCCGCCAGGCGGGAGACGCTGCGGGTGAAGACCGAGCGGGAGTTCAACGCTGCCGAAGGGCTCACCGATGCCAGTGAAATCGATGGGTCCGTGCCGTTCGACCTGGCATGGAAACACTTCGGCGATCGGTTTGAGGAGGACTCCGTAGGGATCTACCTCAAGCGTCCCGATGGCACGCCCGAGACCGATCCCGAGACGAACAAGCGCATCACCCCGCGCCAGTTCTTCGAGAAGCTCCGCGACGACCGGGTGCATGGGACCCTGTTCAAGCCCCGGTACGGCAGCGGCGGCGGTAGTCGGGCTGGGGTGCCGGGTCGTGTCCAGCACGGGCAGAGCCTCGTCGGCATGTCCTCGCGGGATCTGCTGCGGCTCGGGCTGGAGGACAAGCCAACGGCTTAGGCGGGGTTGGCCTGCTGGTGGTGAGCGACGTTGGCGTGATGCCCTCTGAGCCCACGGCGTGATGCCACCAGCAACCATTACCACCCTTCAGGTATCAACCAGTGACTGCTCTGACTCTTCTGGAGTCCGCCAAGGCTGCGGAAAATCCAGTCCAGCGCGCGCTCTACCAGGAACTCAGCCTCGGCGAGCTTTCCGGTCTCATCCCTTTCGAGAACACCCCCGGCCCCGGCGTGTTCTACAACAAGGTCGCCAAGCTGCCTCAGGTCGCTTTCCGTGGCACCAATGAGGTGAACGATCCGGACTACGGGATCATCAACCCGCAGTCCGAGGCCTACAAAATGATGCAGGCCGACATCGACGTCGACCTATTCCAGCTGCGGACCGAAGGCCCCGAGGCCCGGATCAATCAGATCACCATGCAGATGGAATCCATGCGATTCCTGCTGGAGGATCGGTTCATCAATGGCGACGAAGCTGTCAACAACCGGGAATTCGACGGCCTCCGCAAGCGGATCAACGTCGGCAGCTCCCAGGCGATCAACGCCAGCGGCGCCCTGTCCCTGGCCGCCCTCGATGAGCTGAACGATGCCACCGACGCCCTTGGTGGTCGGAAGGTGTTCATCATGAACCAGCAGATGGGCCGCCGGATCGCCGCCGCCGCTCGCAACAACGGGCTCAGTGGTCTCTACACCACGGACCTGAACGAGTTCGGCCGCCGCGCTCGCTTCTACGACGGCGTGGAGATCGTCACCACCAAGGTCAACGGCCAAAACCTCCCGATTCAGCCGTTCACCGAGAATGCCAACGGCATCGACCCGACTGGTGGGGCCACGACCTCCATCTACTGCGTCGCGTTCGGTCCGAACCTGGTCACCATGCACCAGGGCCGGATGCAGGACGGAACATTCGGCCCCACCCTCCGCCCCCTTGGCGAGCAGGGTGATGGCGTGGTTGATCGCACTCGCTTTGAGTGGGACATCCTGATGACCATTAAGAATGGTCGATCCGCTTCTCGCCTCTACGGGGTGACGAATGCCGCTGTCGTGGCCTGATTTCTCCTTCTTCTTTCACCCTGAGAGGTAACCCCAAATGGGACAACGTGCAACCGGTCTCGCCACTCGCCTGGCGATGCCATTCGACGCCCTCACCGTCCTGGTGGGGAGCGTCCTCCGCGGCACTCGCGGCCGTGTGGCTGAAACCCGCACCGGCGCGGCTCAGCTCCTGAACACGTCCCTGAATCACCAGGACGTCTATCGGATCGTCGCCAGCGGCTCTTCGGCCTCTGCTGGCACCTACACGATCCAGGCGGCGCATGTGCCCGAGGGCGGCACCCTGGCCTCCGCCAGCACCTACGCCACCATCGCCGTGATCACAAACGCCCCCGGTATCCAGCGGATCGCCATTCAAGGCGACACCGTGGAGCGGCTGGTGCGAGCTGCTGGCAGCCTCACCGGTGACGTGTCGGTGCGTGCCGTCCGGGCCGTGGCTGGTACCGCTGGCGATGCGCCGGCTGGCACCAACACGATTCGCATTGTGCCGATCTACGACTGATCGCCCCAACCGGACCCCGGCAGTCACCGCCGGGGTCCTCCCACCTATCCGAGGATGCAATGAGCTTCGCCATGCCCCTGGGGATGACCCTGGAAGAGGCCACCAAGGCGATGGGCTACCCCGCCGCCGAGACCACCGAACCCGCGATCACCCCCGCCGACGCCCAACAGGATCCCGAGATCCGCGATGGCGTGGCACGGGCCCCGAGGGGCCGGCGGAAGTCGGAAAACTGAGGGCATGGAACCGCTCGACGTCACCTTTCCGATTCAGCAGGGCGCACCTGCTCAGCTGTGGCTGAGAATGAAGCAAAATGGCGCGTCTGTTTCCTTGGTTGGCTATACAGCCAACTGGGAAATATGGGACTCGAAGCGGCGCACAAAGTACGCTGAGGTTTCGGTTGATTTTCCGAATCGTGCCGATGGACAGATTCGCGGGCGGCTGACCGGCGTGCAGACGAAAACGATCCCCACCAGGGCAGGCAGGGCGGTCCACGACCTCCACCTGTTCCCGCCAGTGGGCGATGACTTCTATCTGGTCAAGGGCGCTGCCGTGGCAGATCCCCGCGTCTCCCTGGATGCCCCATGAGCGACACCATCGTCGAAGTTCTGATTCCGGGGCTGCCGGGGCCGGGCCTGCCTGCTGGTGGGACGGGTGATGTTGGGAAGTTCCCGCGCCTGCGCCGGGCCTCCGGCAACCCGTACGACTACGAGCTCGTCACCCCCGACGCCATCGGCCTCCCCCAGGCCCTGGCGACCACCGATTCCCCTACGTTCGCCGGCCTGACCCTCTCCGGCCTGGCGGCCAATGGGCTGCTGTTCACCGGCACCGGTGGCCTGTTGACGCGGCTTCCGCTGGGGCCGGGCCTGTCGATCGTCGGCGGGCAGCTGACGGCCACCGGAACGGGCACCGTGACGAGCGTCGGCCTGTCGGTGCCGACCGGGTTCTCGGTCAACAACTCGCCGGTCACCGGGTCCGGCACGCTGGCCCTCGGGTTCGCCGCTGGGTACTCACTGCCCACCGACACCCGCCAAGCGCAATGGGACGGCGCGGTCACCCTGGCGGGGACGGCGGTTCAGCCGGGGGCGCTGACGGCGGGGCTGGCGGGGAAGGCGGATCTGGACGGAACGGGAAGGGTTCCATCGGCGCAGCTGCCCGGATTCGTTGACGACGTTCTCGAATTCGCAAACATCGCCGCATTTCCGGCGACTGGCGAGACAGGGAAGCTCTACATCTCCCTGGCCACGAACCGCCAGTACCGCTGGTCTGGCTCGGTTTACGTGGAGATCAATCCTTCCCCCGGGTCCACCGATGGGGTCCCCGAGGGTTCGGTCAATCTCTACTTCACCTCCACCCGGGGGCAGGCGGCGGCGGCCTCCTGGTGGTCCAGCCACTCCAGCAGCGTCGGCAAGCAGCTGGCGACGGCCGCCGATGCCACAGCAGGCCGGACGGCGATCGGGGCGGAGCAGGCGGGGGCGGCGGCGGGGGTTCAGACCGCGCTGACCGCTCGCCTGGATCAGTTCCGGGATGCCCGCACCTTCTACGTCTCGAAGCGGGCCGGGGCCAGCGACAGCAACAACGGCACCAGCCCTGGCGAGCCGTTCCTGACGATCGGCGCAGCGGTTGCGGCGGCCAATGCGTTCAGGGTGGCCAACCCCTCGGAGTTCGCGGCTATCGAGATCGGGCCGGGGACCTATGTGGAGCCGGCGCTGCCCCTGAGGCTGCGGCCGAACATCCTGCTGCGGGGGATCAAGCAGCGGTGCATCCGCGTCAAGCCCGCTGCGGGGCAGGAGCTGAGCAGCTTCGTGGCGGTCGATTCCGGCTGCATGGTCTGCGACATCACGTTCGCCGGCCACCAGGCGCAGAACACCAGTCCCACGGATTCATCCGTCGGGACCAGGGCCTGGGCGATCGCGTTCAACGAGCAAGCCAATGGCGGACAGGGGGTGATCCTCACCGCATCGCCCTACATCAAGGACTGCCTGTCGCTCACCGCCGAGGACGACACGGGCGAGGCCGGCAGCACCAGCACGGGCGACTGCGGCGGCGGCGTGGAGGTGGACGGGGCCAAATGCCACCCCAGCAGCCCCATCCGCTCGATGGTCATCTACGGGTTCACCCAGCAGAACCTGGGCGGTCCCGGCGCGGTCGTGAAGAACGACGCCTACGCGGAGCTGGTTTCATTCTTTGGCCTGTTCGGCACCTGGCACGTCCGGTGTGAGACCGGTGGCCAGGCCACGATGAGCGGCGGCGGCTGCAGCGAATTCGGGATCTACGGACTCGTGGCCGATGGCTACAGCCCCACATCCCTGTTCACCGGATCCCTGCGGGTGGTCGCCACCGCCGGGGACACGTCGGTGGACGTGGTGAGCCTGAGCTCCAACCGACTGGGCAGCAGCAGCCGTCCCGCTGCGGGGCAGGTGCTGCTCCTGGGCGGCCAGGGCTACGTGGTTCAGAGCAGCCTGCCGATCACCGCTGGCGGGGTGGTGGTGCCCGACAGCGACCCCGCCAGGGCGGGGTATCGGGTGAGCTTCTTCAACCCCACCGGGGCGGGACTGGTCGCCAACGCCGCGCAGGGTGCTGCGGCCAGCTTCCGCCAGCGGTCGCAGATCAGCGCCGGCTGTCACTCCGCCAACTATGTCGGCTCGGGCACCAACTACTCGGCGCTGCCGTGGAATGGCGGGGTGCCGATCAGGGCGAATGAGATCGTAGAAACAAACTTCGGCCGTGTCTTCGGCCTGATTGTGAACGACATTGGCGATGTACGGATCGCCAACGGTGCATTTGAGATCGATGGCACGACCGGCGAAGTCACGATCAATACCAGCAGCTTCAACCTGTCCGGCCTGAACGCGATCGGACCGTTCTCGCGCAACGGCGGGATTTCAACGGTAGGCGTGCAGCTGCAGGAGGTGAGCAACAACACGTCACTGCTCGCCAGCACCGGGGCCAGCGACGGAAACACGGCGCCGACCCAGTCTGCAGTGCGGAGCTACGTCGACAACCGGTTCCTGGTGGGGCTGACCCGGACCTCCGGCCAGCCGCTCACGATCACCGACACCAGCACCCAGGACGGGAGCGGGTTCTGGACTCGAACCCGGAACATCGAGCTAAGCATGAACACGGCCAACGGCCTGGTTCGGCTGGATGGCACCGGCAGGCTGCCGGCGGTTGACGGCTCGCAGCTCACGGGGCTGCCGGCTACGGGTGTTACCAGCGTCGGCCTGTCGGTGCCGACCGGGTTCTCGGTCAACAACTCGCCGGTCACCGGGTCCGGCACGCTGGCCCTCGGGTTCGCGACCGGTTACAGCCTGCCTACCGACGCCAGGCAGGCGGACTGGGATGCCGCATTCGCGCAGCGGCGTCAATGGGATGGCGGCAGCCAACACCTGAACGCCGCAACAGGCCGGGCCAGCTTGGAGCTGGGATCGGCTGCGCAGGCTGCGACGACGGATTTCGCCACGCCCGCAGCGCTGGCCTCTGGCCTGGCGGGGAAGGCGGATCTGGTGGGCGGCGTGGTGCCGTCTTCCCAGATCCCCTCCATCGCGATCAGCGACTACCTGGGATCCGTTTCCTCGCAGTCGGCCATGCTCGCCCTGACGGGGCAGCGCGGCGACTGGTGCATCCGCACCGATGGCGGCAGCGCTGGAGCCTGGATCCTCGCCGGTGAGCCGTCGAGCCTGCTGGCGAACTGGGTGCAGATCCCCATGCCGGCGGTGCCGGTGCAGTCGGTCAACGGTCAGGTGGGAGTGGTCACTCTGGGGCCCACCGATGTGGGGGCCGCTGCGGCTTCGCACACGCAGGCCGCCAGCACGATCAGCGACTTCACCACCGCCGCCAGGGGCACGGTCAGCGCCGCCGGCTCGCTGAGTTACGACCCCTCGACTGGCATCTTCAGCTACACCGCGCCCACGCCGTTCGACCCCGCCAGCCCCGGCGCGATTGGCGGGACGGCTCCGGCGGCGGGAACGTTCACCGCTGGGGCGTTCACACAGTCGATCCTGCTGCCCAGTGCGGCGCCTGGCACGCCAGCGGCGGGGCACCTGTATCGAGTCGCCGATACACTGCGTTACCGCGATTCGGGCGCTGTCGAGCGGCTGCTGCTGAATGCGGCGGATAATCTGGCGAATCTGGCCAGCGCTGCGACAGCTCGCGACAACCTGGGCGCCGCTGCAGCCTACCGGCAGTGCATAGACCTGGCGGCGGTTGCCGGGGTCTACACGATCGACGTGCAGGCAACTGCGCAGCGAATCATCAAGCTGGGCACGATTGCCGGGAATGTAACGATCAACCTGGCGAACGGATCAACGGCCATTACTTCATCGGTGCAGGCCAATATCCCAACAGGTACGCAGTGGGAAGCTGTTATTCGTTACACATGGACAAGCGGCGCAATCACATTTCTGACGGCCAATACGGGGATCACCCGCCTGTTGATGTCACCGGATCTTACGTCTCCTGTATCCGGAAAAATCTATGAGATTCTGCTGTCTCATGAACGGGGTACAACCGTGATGGGCTGGCGTCAGGTTGGAGGTCAGCCCTGATGTTTGATTATTACGCTGCTACGAGTCGTTTCTTTAATGTGGTTAGGGGGTTTGGCGTGAAGTTTGCCAATCCGGCGACGTTGCCAACGAATGCTGGAAACGGTGTCGCTTTCAGCCCTTCCGGTGATGCTATTGCTGTAGCTCACGGATCAACCCCATTCATAACAGCCTACCCTTGGTCATCGTCAGGATTTGGAACGAAGTATGCGAATCCGGCAACGCTGCTAACGGGGAATGGAAACGGTGTCGCCTTCAGCCCTTCCGGTGATGCTATTGCAGTAGCTCATGCAACAACCCCATTCATAACAGCATACCCTTGGTCATCGTCAGGATTTGGAACGAAGTA